TAATCAGGGTTAGGTAGTAATGGGGTCATTTTTTAATTTTAAGTCTGCTTCGTCTGTTAATAGATGGCTTTTGTTTTCTGCCTTTGGTCTTGCTACCCTTATAATGGGCGGCATCCAAGCCGTCACGGTTGCCATATGTTCCAAGTTTTCTATTAAGTTTGTTTGCATTGACTCTAATTTCTAGACCTTTTTTAGTTTTATTATACCTAGCTTGCTGCTTTCTACGTTTAGCAGCAGCTTTAGGGTTTTTCTTGTAGTACTTAGACGTTTTGCTTGCCATAAACCCTCCTCTGTACAAGGCTAGCATCTACAGTAGGTAAAAGTTTATTTAGTTTATCAAGAGGACTGCCTTCAAAAGCTACACCTGTAATATCGTTAGTTTTTAACCAATCACATGCTGCTTTTAAATCTTGTGTAGTCGCTTCTCCACTCTTGACCCTACGTAAAAAGTCTTCCGTAACAAGATAGTGTAACTCGTTAAAGCTTTCTTCGGTGGCTTTCTTCGGTAATTTTCTTACTGTCATTGTTTGTTAGGATACATTTTCTTAGCTTCTTCTATGCTCTTTTTAGGAATCTTAACGTCAAATTGCATATCTTGAGCAACCCCAAGCCATGTTGAGACATCGTGCATGCGAGAAGCAACAGGAATCTTAAAGTCTTTACCAAACAATGTTATATGTTTAGTACCTTCTCTTAAATCACTCATTTCTCCAACTAAAGGTGTATATTGTGTTTTATACTGCCCTTCAAAAGTTTCGTTAGAATCAACATCATAAGTATCAGTCATTCTAAAACTGCCATCTTTATTTGGAGTCATTTGTACATGACCTAAAGTATATGCTGTATCATCTCCCGGAGCTCCATACGTACTTAGTAATTTACTATTAGGGTTATAATCAGGGTTTGGTATTTTTGCTGGTCCTAAATCAGCTAAACCTTCTTTGTTCTCAGGATTAGTTATAAACTCTTTTCGGTAAGGGTAATCCCCTCTAACGTGAGAAATACTAAGCCCTGTTATCAGTCTTTCTGGTAATTCAGTAATTGGTTTATTACCAACTGTTCCTCCAGTTAGATATTGTAAAAAACGCTTTTCATGTTCTTGAAGTCCAACTTTATCTATTGCTAAATCTCTTAGCTTTTTAGTAGTATCACTTGTTATAGCAGATTTGACCAGTTTGCCAACTTTGCTATTACGAAATGCTTTGCCACTTTGATTATACAAAGTTGTTAACCGGTTCTCGCTCATTCTATGCCTAATCCTTTTTTGACGATCTGTAATGCTCTGTCATCGAGCTCGTTATCTGTAGACTCAACTAGCTTTTCTAGTAGTTCAACTACAAACTTTTTAAACTTGTCGCTTTTTAAGCCTGTTAGTACAAGTGGTTTAATAAGTGCAAACATTATTTAGTCTCCTCTTTCTTAGCTTTTGGTGCTTTTTTCTTAGCAGCTGATACTTTAGCTTTAGCTTCAGCTTCTCTTGCTGCTCTTTGTAATGCGATTGTTGATGGCATGATGTTAAAAAAACTTAAATTTCTTTTCTTTTGTAGGTGGCTTGACTTTAACTATTGGGACTATATCCTGACACATTATATACATGTCTGTATTAGGACGTATCTGAAAGCCTTTTTTCATTAAGTCAGCACACTTATGGGCTCTTGTAAGTTCATACTCAAGCCGCATCTTTTCTTCATAGCGTTTTGCTATTTCTTTGCATTGTTTATAGCCTGATTTATCTAGAGGAACCATAAAGTTAATCTGGAATCCCCAGTTTTCAGCTATTGTGTAACTACTAGGCTGCATCATTTCGTCGAATGGCTTAGTATGGTTTCCCATATAGAAAGGCTGGAATGTCATTGTGCTGCCATTACAACTTATATTAGGACCAAAATACTGACGACTCTGAGCTCCATTGTTCTGGAACTGTACAGCTTGATTAGTTACGTTACCCGTAGCTGCTGCTACAGGATTGCTTACATTAGTGTCTTCTCCTTCTGCAAATGCTGGTGCAGTTATTGAGAGAAGATAGAGTAAGATGTAGTGGTACTGTCTGTTTCGATTTCTCTTTCTATTGAAATTGTTTCTATCGTGCCAGCTTCTCTGGTTGTGATCTGTAGATCCCAGTCTGCTGCGTTGGTTGTTGGTGTGTAGGTTGCACTGTCTGAACCTATCCCACCAGTACCGCCAACTGTAATATTTGTACCACTGTAAGTTGTTACGGCTGCACCTTTGATGTCGTGCTCGATAGTCTCTGTTATTACTTGGTTTGTTGTCGTTGTTGACTGCATCGACCCTGTTGTAAACTGGGGCGTGACAGTGTTCGCTCTTGCGGCTGTGGGGGACAACAGTGCTAAGAGTATTATCCATTTAGTCATGTCTTTGGTTTTTCTTTTGTTTCTTTTTTACCATTGCCAGTGGACAAGCCAAAAGTGGCGAGTGCTCCAGTAAATATTGAAGCTGGGAATGTTATATCCCCACCGGGACTCTTTTTAACCATGGGTAGTTCGACATAATTAAGGGTTATGATAAACCCAGACCAGATAACGACACCAAGACGAACCATCGCCCCCAATACCACCATCTGTTCTTCATGATCGTCTATTCCTTCTTTGATTCGTTTGAAGAGTCCTTTTTGTTCTTCCGGTTTTTTCTCCATTTAGCGATCTTATCTTGTAGGAATTTTTGTATTTTTTTACGTAGCCATTCAATTAAAGGCTGTGTAACCGTTGTAGCTGCCACAGCTGTAATCGCCGTTGTAGCTGCCACTACTATAACTTCCGTAGAAGGTTGAGGTACTGGCTGTTTAATAAACGGTATTTTTAAAGTAGGTGGTTCAACTTTTTCTTCAGTCTTGACGGGTTTAGCTTCTTGATCTCTAAGGTCGCTGGGCGGAACAACCATAGGAATGTAGTAAGGTACGTCAGCTGTAGGTAAAGGTATTTCGACTGTTTCTATCTGTACTGCGTCAGGTAATACTATGGTGGGTACTTCCACTTTATGCAGATATCTCTAAGCAAGTCAGGTCAGAGGATAAACCAGCAACATAATATTCGTTACCGTGACTGTTACCTCTGTTAAAATACATCTGTCTAGTACCGTTATCAGCGTGTGATAATCTGACTCCATATGTATGAGTACCAGATCCGGGAGAATCTAAGAAGATTATATTTGTTTGATAACCATAGTTGTCGTTAGCACCAGAGTAAGCTCTCGAAACTTGTTGTGTATTTCCTCCACCAGATTGAGTACCTATACAAATAGGAGTACTGCCTCTCATTAAGGTTGCGTACATAACGTGAGTTGAGTCCATACCGGGTGAGAAACTAGCCAGTACTAATACTTTATTACTTGATGAACTCATAGTAATTGATCTAGTAAAACCAGAAACAACACCTGTATTACCACCTTGGTTAATATTAGGAAATGTTAATGCTCCAGTTTTCTGTGTAGAAACTGCTTGAAGAACCATGCTGTTGTTTGGTAAATTTATCTTACCATTGCTAAGTAGCTCAATATTGTTTGAACTACTAGAAGCATGTTTAATATTTTGTACTTTTAATGTGGACATAGTTAACCTTTAGGATTGTCTGATTTTACTTTAGCAATAGCATCTTTCCATGTAGTTGTGCCATTAACAGCATCCCAATACTGCATGTCCATTTGCTCTTGCCATGTAGGAAAAGCCTTCATTCGCTTCTCCTTATATTTTAACTTATCTAGTTCAGCCTGAGCCGCAGCAAGTTTGTCAGCGTCTGGTGTAAGAACTTTACCATCTAAGCCATAGATAACATCGCCATCTATGTATTTGATTTCTGTAGGATATGCTCTACAGGCTGCATCGTGATTTAATGCCATAATTAAATTATTGTGTATGTTGTGTTATCGGCAACTGTTAGTGTGCCTGTAATTTGTATCGGTCCAGCAGACATTGCGTTCTTACCCGAAGAAGTTGATACTGTGCTACTTATTACGTCTTCATTCTCATATATACAGTCATTAGCAATAGTGCTTTGGATACCTGTTAATGCTGAACCATCAAGAGCTGGTAAAGCACCTGTAAGTCTAGATGCTACAAGTTGTCCAGATCCATTAATAACATTATAACCATCTACATTAATTCCACCATCAGCTCTAAAAACGCCCGGAGTATAAATACCATTACCAAATTCAGTTCCTTGATTAAGTCTTAAGTACCCGTCATTATAATCTGCTGATAATGCTGTTCTACCGTTAAAAGCAATTCCTCTTGAATCATTAGTTGAGTTTGCAGAAAAGTTAATACTATCTTGAGTAGTAGAGTTCATCTCAAGAGTATTAGAAACCAAACCATTACCAGTTAATGTACCAGTTATAGTCACTCCAGTACTTTGAGTTTCGAACTTTTTAGACCCATCATGATATATTTCAACATCGCCATTTGCTGTATAAAATAAGATATTATCGTTCCCAGTTCCTCTTATTGCCAAGTTTCCAGCGTTAGCATCAATGTAATTTACTCCTGAACTGTGATAAATCCTTAAATCTTCGCCATTTCCCAATCTTAATTGACCACTATCAGGCAATCCTATATTATTAAATGTAGAATCAATTGTGACTGATCCAACAGAAATACCATTAGATGTTGTCTCAAACTTTTTGCTGTTGTCGTAGTATAAATCTACTGAGCCATGCTTATTACAAATAATTGCGGACTCTGCATCAGCAATCTTAAACAACATTGAGTTTTGAGTAATAATTTCTAGATTATTAGTATTGTTATCAATTATTGAATCAGTGCCGTTATGATATATATTTAGATCTTGTGATGTTCCAGCTGAAAATTTACCAGTATCATTTAAGATTGAAATATTACCAGAGTCGGTTATAATATTACCTTGTGCTTCTACTCCAGTTGATGTAGTCTCAAACTTCTTACCGTTGTCGTAAAATAATTGTACAGCTCCGTTTGAGTCAG